ATGAATATTGGCAGGTATATGGGTTAGGGGAAAGAGCAGCCAGTAGGAGTACTATATTTAAGTATACAGAGGTAAATCAAGTTCCAATAGATGCAGCTTTAATTGCTTACGGTATGGATTTCGGTTACACTAATGACCCGACCACCTTTGTAGCGGTATACACTCAAGGCCATAACCTTTATGTCAAAGAACATTTGTATAGAACGCAAATGACCACACAGGACATCAACCTGTTTCTAAGGGGTGAAAACCTTTTATCTAACGCTATTTATGCTGATAGTGCTGAACCGCGTTTAATTAGTGAGCTAAGGCGTATGGGACACAATATACTTCCAAGCATTAAGGGGCGTGATTCTGTGAACGCAGGTATTGATTTGCTAAAGCGTTATAAAATACACATACTAGCCAGTTCAACAAACGCAATATCTGAGTTTAGAAACTATAAATGGAAAGAAGATAAAGCGGGAATGCTAACCAACACTCCTGAAGATAAGCACAACCACATCATTGACCCTTGTAGGTACGCTACATACTCTATTCTATCAAGGCCAAACTTCGGTAAATACGCATTGCATTAAATAAGTTGTTAAATATTTTGTTTATAACTTTAAAAGGTGTATATTTAAGTATTACTAAAAACAAAACGATATGACAACATTTAAAAAGTACAGCCAAAACCTAAAGAGGGTTGGCAATGAAATTAAAAGCTACAATACAATTGTTGCAAGGATTGAGGGCAATGATTTACTTCAGTTAGGTTATTGGTCACAGACCACACAAAAGCACATTAATTATGTAGCTGATGAGTTAGACCTAATTTTAATAAAAGAATAATATGAACTACGAGGTATATTACGCAGTAACAAGAGAAGCAAGAATTTTTGCAAATATGGAAGACGAGCTTATGGCTACGTTTGAAAACTTTAAGGATGCTGTATATTACGCAAATTCTGAGTGTGGACTAGATGAAATGCACAGCGGATATGTTGTAAGGCCAACCCAAACTAAGCAGATCAATACTAATCTTAAAAACATAATCAAGTAATATGTGGGACCCATACGAAGAACCTCAATACGAATGTGAAGGCTGTGGTGTAACGATGGAAGAGGACACTAGGGTTTGTTCTAACGCTTGTTATGATGCGGGTATGTTATAACATATAACTTTTAAAAGTAAACCCTTTACAGGCGGTCAGAAATGGCTGCCTTTTTTTATTTAGATTTGACACTATAAAAAGTTTCATTAATTACGTTATATAAGTATGGCAATTAAAATTACAATACCCACTTCATTAAAAGACATCACGTTAGGTCAGTACAAACGCTTCTTAAAATTAGAAGACTCTATTGAAGACGAAAGGTTCTTGAACGCAAAAATGATTGAGATATTTTGCGGCATTGAATTGGAACAAGTTATGCTTTTACAGGTAAGTGACTCTCAAGAAATAGTAAAGATATTGTCACAACTATTTGACGAAAAGCCTACCCTAGTTAAACGCTTTAAACTAAACGGAGTTGACTATGGTTTTCACCCCCAGTTAGATGACCTGACCCTAGGTGAGTACATTGACCTTGATACTTTTATAGGTGATTGGGAAAATATGGAGAAAGCTATGAATGTTCTTTATAGACCTGTAATTGTAAAGCTAAAAGACAAATACAGCATTGATGAATACGTTACACAAAATGATGACTTGTTATTAAATATGCCGATGGATGCGGTTATGTCTTCGATTTTTTTTTTGTGGAATTTAGGGCTAGACTTAGCGAAAACTATGACGAACTCTTTGGGGGAGGGGGAGACGGAAGCCTTGACTCAATATCTCAATTCTCAAGAAAATGGGGTTGGTATCAATCAATTTACGCACTCGCTCAAGGAGATGTTACACGATTTGAAAATATCACTCAACTAAAGTTTCACGAGTGTTTTATGATGCTATCATTTATGAAAGATAAAAACGAGTTAGAGGCAAAACAAATAAAAAAGAATTTTAAATGAGCAACCAAGGCGTAAGAGGTTTTTACCAGTTAACAGAAACAATCAAAACAGAGTTACTACAAGACCAAAACATAAACACAGTAACCACAGGTGACATTTCAGACGTTAACCTTAACAAGCAGGATATCTTTCCGCTTGGTCATATCATAATTAACAGCGTGATAGATGAAGAGCAAATACTAAGGTTTAACATTACGGTTCTAGCTTGTGATATTGTCAACCAATCTAAAGAACCAACAGTTGACAGGTTCAGGGGAAATAACGATGTGCAAGATATACTGAATACTCAACTGGCTGTTTTAAATAGATTAATACAACGTCTTAGAATGGGTACGCTTTATACAGATATGTATCAGTTAGATGGAAGCCCAAGCCTAACCCCATTTTATGACAGGTTTGAGAACCAACTTGCAGGGTGGTCGGCTACTATGGATGTAATGATTTATAATGACATTTACATTTGCTAATGAAATTCCCTGAACTAGATGCGGTTGTAGAAAAATACGCTAAATATGTGGTGCAACAGGCGAAATCTAACCTTACCAAAGGTGGAAAAGGCGGTGGCCCTTTATATGAATCTATAGTGTACAAATTAAAAAGTGAAGCACCCGATTATCTTTTAGGTTTTTTAATGGAGGACTACGGTGAGTTTGTAGACCAAGGGGTAAAAGGTGCAAATCCTAGTCTAATAAAAGGGGGCTATCAAAAAGCACCATTAAGCAAATACAAGTACACAAACAAGATGCCACCGATGCAAATTTTAGCAGACTGGGCAAAGAGTAAGAACATAAGGTTTAGAAACGCTAAAGGACAATATCAAAAAGGTAGTAATACTTCTATGGGTTTTGCTTTACAGAGAAGCATATTTGCTCAAGGTATGAAACCAACTGAATTTATTACTAGACCGTTGACAGCGGGGCTGTTTGATTTAGAAGAAAATATGTTGGCGGCACTTTCTAGAGATATTGAAAACGATTTAAAAAAAGGAGATAAATAATAAATTATGCCAACTAATTACGGTTTAAGAAGCCCACTATATTCCCAAGCAACTACGGGAAACAGTTTAATAAAATCAGCAAAGCTATCATTGAATATTAGCGGTACATTAATTTATGCCATCGTAAAAGATGTGATAACTGGTGTTCCAGTAACCTTTGAAATTGCTGAACTTCTTAGAGACTACTTGCAGGTAACATTTAGTGAAACCTTTGCAAATCCTGTACCACAAAAAATAACATTTACATCAACTATAACTTTTTATTCAGCCATAAACGCAGGAGGCAGCGCCGTGGGCTCTCCTGTGACTACACTAGGTGGTGATGGATACGAGGGTTATAGCCTTTTTATTGATGGCACAAACTCATCTATTCCATATCGTAATAGGTCTGCGAGTGCGGCTACTTGGTTACTGGCAGAAAAGACACCTGCAACAGCGGCTACAAATGATGACTTCGTGATATTTGTTCCTGAAGGTTTTTCGGGTTTCGCAGGTTTTATGGCTGCGAATGGTGTTATCAGTTATCAGGCTTACAGCACAACAGACACAACTAAAACAGTTGACGGCATACTCTTAACTATCAATAGAATAAGTTGCACAAAATACGGTACTGGAACTAAGGTCACTTTTGTAAACAGATTCGGGGTGTTACAAGATTTGTGGTTTTTCCTTAAAGAAGTCAAAACAATGGCTAAAACAAAAGAAAACTACAAGGCTAATACTTTAGCTTATGCGGCTGATGCGGCTGCACCTACTTACTCACAATCTGACCCTACTGTTAAAATACTAAATACACAGGCTAAACAAACCCATATTCATTCAAGTGGTTACTATCCTGAGTTTGCTAATAAATACTTTGAGGAACTTTTATTAAGCGAGAACGTATGGATTACTAGAGAGCGCATACAACAACCAAACACACCTGAAATTATTCCTGTGGTGGTTAAAAATTCAAGTATGACATACAAGACCTCACTCAATGATAGGCTAATAGAATACACTATTGAATTTGAGGATGCTTTTGACTACATAAACAACGTAAGATAAATGCAGCAGTTACAACTATATATTGAAAGCGATAGGCTCGATTTGTTTAAAGACGAAACGGTTTCTCTTACACAGACAATTCAAAACGTAAAGCAAATAGATAAAATATTTACATCTTTTTCAAAGACCTTTTCTGTACCTGCTAGTAAAACAAACAACAAGATATTCAAGCACTATTACAATTTTAATATTGTAAACGGCTATGATGCACGTAAGAAAAAAGTAGGTAGAATAGAGCTAAACACTTTACCATTTCAAAGCGGCCTTATTAAACTTGAAGGCGTTACTTTAAAGAACAACCTTGCACATACTTACAAGATTACATTTTTTGGAAATACAGTTGAATTAACTGATATATTAGGTGAAGATAACCTTGGTTCATTGCCCTTTAGTAATGCCAAATATGATTTGACTTATAATGCCTCAGGTATATTAGCTAAATTACAACAAGCCACAGGAGCAGGAGCATATATAATTACTCCTTTAATTACTCATACAGACAGGCTTTATTTTAAGCAAGGTGAAGACATAGCGGATAGTGATAATTTATGGCCAGGAGGTAGCGCGGTGAAGGGTGTTGATTTTAAGCAGTTAAAGTATGCTCTAAGGCTTTATGAAATCATAGAAGAGATTGAGTTAAAATATACCATTGCAAATGGCTACGCGAATAACATAGTTTTTTCAGAAGATTTTTTCAATACTACAAACGCTTCCTTTTATAACCTTTATATGTGGCTACATAGGAAGAGCGGTGATGTACAACCACCCGAACAGGTTGTATCGTTTGAAACAGCCGTTAATGCTTGGACAGGTAGCCCGACACAAATAATAATTGGATATTCAACAATTACTATTCCTGCCGTTTTGGTTACTGGTTCAAATAAAATACTTGTTAATCAAATAACAGCAACTCCTGATTCAGCTTCGGCATCTATTAAATACTCATTAGTTGTATCGTTAAATGGGAGTACAGTATTTACATCTCCGCAAGTAACAGGAACACAAACTTTTATACCGCCTTTATTAGTAGCTAATGGGGTTTATACTGTAAGCATAGTACACGAAACATCTTTAGTATTTACTTCTATTGCTTGGAATATAGAAGGTGAAATAGGGGCTACATCTTGGAGTGATACCGCTACGAGAAACTCATTAACAGCAGCAGAGACATTTGACTTTCAGGTTCCTAATCAGATACCTGATATTTCGATTATGTCATTTCTTACTGGTTTGTTTAAAATGTTCAACTTAGTAGCATACGTTAATGACTCAGGAGTTATAGTTGTAAGACCATTAGAGGCCACTTCAGGTGTGTCACATAGCTATTACACTTCTGCGGATGTAAGTGGCTTAGACGCGCCTATAAACTATAACATATCAGAATACACAGACACGACTCAAAGCGAGGTAAATATAGCTTTACCATACAAAGAGATTATTTACGCTTACGAGGGTACAGGAACTTTTTTAGCTAAACAACACAATCAATTATTTGGTAGTGAGTGGGGTGCTTTAAAATACATTGGAGGTACAGACTCTGATGGGACTGGTGGTTTAAATTTTAACGCATCAACCGAAGTATACAAAGTTATAGTTCCTTTTGAACATATGAAATTTGAGAGGTTAATAAATGTTGGTACATCCGCAAATAATTTTACCACTATTCAATGGGGTTATTCAGTAAATGAGAATCAAGAACCATATATAGGAAAGCCACTTATCTTTTATGGCATAAGACAATCAGGCGGGTTTAACCTTAGTTTTCAAAACAGCCTTAGTTCAAGAACTATTACTAATAGCTATTGGATTCCATCTAATGCTTTATTTCAAGCATCATCGAGCGGTAAACAAAACATCAATTTTAATAATGAGTTAAACGAATATCAAGTAGGGTCTGACCAGTTTACAGAAACTCTTTTTAGTGTTTATCATAGTGAATATATTATTGACGTATTTAATCAAAGCAGAAGACTTACACAGGTAACATCATTTTTACCTCTAAGGATTACATACAACCTTAAACTTAACGACACCTTTACAATCAACTCAAAAATTTACAGAATCAACTCTATTACTACTGACCTACAAAGAGGAAAGAGCAAAATGGAATTATTAAATAAGGTATGATAAAGAACATAATTGATGTGCTACAATTAGCGCAAGGTGAAACAGAAAATATAAGAATTGCTCAGGGTAAATATGCCTTACCTAAAGACATAAAAACCGCGTTCAAACAAATTAAAAACAACAGGAAATGGCAATAACAAACGAATACACCCTGAAAATATCCGTAAAGGACGCGCAGTTTAATGTTCAAGAACTTAACAAGTCTTTAGAGGCTCAAACTGACCTTGTCCAAGAGCTTACTGATAATATTAGTGATTACGAGCGCGAGTTAGATAAGATGTCTCTTAAAGATACTAACCGTATTGCTCAAACTAAAAAATTAATTGCCACTACTAAAAAACAATTAAAAGAAGAAAAGGCAGGGATTAAACAAATTAAAGATGAAAGAGTAAAAGCCAACAAAGTATTAAAAGAGGCTACAGCAAACCAAGCTGACTATAGCGGTGTTTTAGGTTTTGTAGATAAAAAACTGGGCGGAGCAATTTCAGGAATGCAGGGATTTACTAAAGGTCTTGTAGGGGCAACTAAGGGAACCCAACTTTTAAAGATTGGTTTAATCGCAACTGGTCTAGGAGCTTTTGTTGTTTTACTTGGTTCGCTTACTGCTGCATTTACAAGGAGTGAGAAAGGTCAGGAAATGATGCAAAAAGGTTTGGCCGCGATTGGTGCTATAACTGATGTATTACTTGATAGGTTGGCAGGGTTAGGCGAAACAATAATAGAAGCTGTAACTAGCCCAGTTAAGGCAATGAAAAAATTTGCCACTAGTGTTCAATTGTTTATGCTAGACCCTTGGGGTGGGTTAGCGGATGCGGTAACTGGAGCAAAAAATGTCCTTACAGAGATAGTTGAAGAAACAGAAAAGGAAATAAAAACTATTGGAAAAGCTACCGATGCAAGAATAAAAGCACATCACATTGAAAGGGAGTTACAAGTTGAAAGAGCTGAAGCAAATAGGGAAATTAATGAGATAAGGTTACAAGCTGAAGACAGGGAAAATAATACAGCAACGCAAAGGGTAGCTTTATTAAGAAAAGCTCAAAAGATTGAAGAAGAAATAACAAAAAAAGAAATAAAAGCTAAACAACTTTTAATTGATGCACAAGCTATTGAAATAGAAAACGGTGACACTACCATTGAAGCCAAAGATAATCTCGCCAAACTCCAAGGCGAGTTAATTAATTTAGACACTAAAAAATTAAGGTCACAAAGGTTACTACAATCACAAATCACCACAGCCTTAAATGAAGAAAAGGCAGCCAAGGCAGCAGCGAAAAAAATAATTGATGACGAAATAGCAGCAGAAGAACAAAGGATTGCTGATGGAATAGAAAAAGAAAAAGCAGTAGAAACAAAACGATTAGAAGACCTTAAAAAAATAAGAGACAATTTTGACGCTAAATTAAAAGAAGAAGAAGCAATAACTTTTGTTGAACAAGAAGAGCTTAAAAAGAATAAAGCACTTGCAGAACTTGATGCGTTAGGCGCAACAGAAGCACAAAAAGCTGATGTAATCAAGTTTTATGATAAAAAAATACTGGATGCAAAAGAAAAAGATGCCGCGGCCGAAAAGCAATTAGCGAAGGATGTAACAAGTGCAAAGATGGATATTGCAGCACAATCATTTGCCTTAGTTGGTAGTTTAGCAAAAGAAGGAAGCCGATTAAGTAAAGCAATGGCGATAGGTCAAGCAACTGTTAATGGTTATGAAGGGGTACAAGCAGCGTTTACCACAGCAAGTAAAAGCCCTATTACAGCTGCTTTTCCTGCATACCCATTTATCCAAGCAGGTTTAGCGGGTGCATTTGCAGCAGTTAATATTGGTAAAATAGCGGCATCAAAACCCGTAGGAGATAGTGGAACAAATGGTTTAAGGTCAGCAGGTTCGGGCGCAAGTGCATCAACACCACCTGCTCCACCTTCTTTTAATATTGTAGGTGCAAGTGGCACAAACCAACTAGCCGATGCAATAGGAAGCCAAACCAATCAACCTGTGAAAGCCTTTGTTGTAGCAAGTGATGTGACCACAGCGCAGAGCTTAGAAAGAAATATTATAACAGGCGCAACAGTAGGTTAAATACAAAATTGAATTTTAATTACGTTATATAGATATGAGAATAATTGAACTAATATTAGACGAAGAGCAAGAGGAAAGTGGTATTGAGGCAATCAGTATTGTTGAAAGCCCTGCCATAGAATCTGATTTTGTAGCCCTAAGTGCTGAAGAAATTAAATTGGCTGAGGTTGACAAAGAAAAAAAGATACTGCTTGGTGCTTTACTTATTCCTAATAAGCCAATCTATAGAAATGGTGACGAGGGTGAGTACTATATTTTCTTTTCAAAAGACACCATAGTTAAGGCATCACAGATGTATTTAAAAAACGGCTATCAAAACAAATCAACCTTAGAACACGACCAAGCACTTAACGGCTTAACCTTAGTTGAGAGTTGGATTGTTGAAGACGAGGTAATGGACAAATCAAGGAAATACGGACTTAACGTGCCAGTAGGTACGTGGATGGGTGCTGTAAAAGTTAATAATGATGAAATATGGCAGGAGTATGTTAAAACAAATAAAGTCAAAGGCTTTTCAATCGAAGGTT